TAATGATTCCAACGCTATTAGAAAAGTAACAGCTCAAAGTATTGCTGACTTAGCTCCACAAGGAGATATTACAGCTGTTGAAGCTAATCCTGACAACGAGTATTTAGGTATTAATATAAATAGTGGAACTGGCCCTATACCAAAAGTAGGATTGGATATTACCGGTCTTACTGCCGAAACAAGTTTAGAAGATGCAGATGTAATACCATTCTACAATGACAGTGAAGACAAAAACGAAAAAGTATCAGTAGGTACTTTAAAGTCTTACATTGGTGCAGGAGATGTTACTGAGGTTCAAGCCGGAGCTGGTATAAAAGTTACAAACGGAACTGGCCCTATACCATCAGTAGCTGTAGATTACACATCTACTGGTGTTATTTTCGATGGAAATAGTGGAACTTCAGTTACATTAGCTGATGCTGACACAATATTAGTACAAGATGCGAATGGTGCTGCGGGTACAGCTGTAGTAAAAATTCCATTATCTAAAATAAAAACATATATAGGTGCAGGTACTTATACTTGGTCAATCAAGGATGGTGCAGGCAACACAGATTCAATAGCTTCTGGAGATGAAGTTTTATTTTCTGCTAATACAGGTCTTGCTGCGGATGTTTCAAGCACACCAGAAGTTAATTTCTCTTTAAAGCTAAATGATTTAAATACAGTTACAACTATTGATCCTGCTGTAGATTTCTTAGTAGGAGTTGAGGCATCAGCTGGTGGCAATGAAAAAATATTATACTCAAATGTACATTTAAACCAATGGGGTGCGGCAGAAGCAGATGTTTCATTTGGCTCTAATAAACTAACAAATGTAGCAAACGGTTCGTTAGCTTCCGACGGTGTTAATTTAGGGCAAGTAGAATCTTTAATATCAGGATCGAGTTTATTTAGAGGTGGATATAATGCAAATACAGGTCTAACAACTGACCTTGGTGCTGGTAACGGAGCTATAAACGGAGCAAGTAACATTGCTACTGCATTAGGAGATTTCTATGCGGTTACAGTTGCTGGAACTCAATTAGGTGTAGCTTTAGAGCCAGGAGATTTAATTTTTGCTAATACAGCCATTGATGCAAATACTAATCCAGCAAACTCATTATTTACTATTGTACAATCTGGACAAAGTATTGCAGGATCTGGTGCAACTGATGGAGCAACCACTAAAGGTGTTGCAGGATTTGATAACGATAACTTCACTGTTAGTTCAAATGGTTGGGTGCAGTTAATTACTCGAAGCACTTCTGGTAGTTATGGATCAGCATCAAAAACAGTATCACTTACTTTTGATGATGATGGTATAGCAACATCAGCTTCCCAACAAGACATTGATATTACTGCATCACAAGTTAGTGACTTTTGTTCGGCAGTTAGCACATGTATAGCATCTAATGAGCAATACACAGAAACAGTTGGTGGTTCCACATCTATTGATGTAAACCATAATTTAGGAACAAGAGATGTGATAGTTCAACTATATGATGCAAGTTCTTATGATACTGTTTATGCAGATGTCACAAGAACTGATGCAAACAATATAAATTTATCATTCACAAGTGCACCTTCAGCTTCTGATATAAGAGTATTGATTCAGAAGGTGTCATAAATATAATTTAATATGGCGATTTCTTTTCTGCAAGACATAGTTGTCAACAACCAACTAACGGTTGGAACTTCGGCGACAGCGTCTTCCGGCAGTAGATTAGACTTGTTTACTGGAAGTATAGGGTTTCATTCAAACGGAACTGATGTCGGTTCTATATTTAATAACGGTGTTAACTTCTTTATAAATTCAGGGGCATCTGGTGGTACTGTTAATTTCGGAGCTCCTACAACTTACACACAAAATGTAGATATTCAAGGTGGATATTTATCTGTAGGAAACTATCTTGATATAGAAGGTAGTCTTATAAAGATGGATGTGCCTGGCACTACTACCTCAGTAGATGTAATTAAATATGAAAGTGTAACTATAGCAACCCCTTATCTTGGAGGTAGTAATTTAGTTTTAGGTGATGTAGCAGAAGGTGACCAAGTAGAAAATATAGACCTAAAAGTTATGGGTAATGTATATCTACAGGTTCAAGATGATGCGCTTGTCTCGAAGGCAGATTCATTAACATTTTCAGGAACTTTAGGTTCAAGTGCAATTACTCAATTTTGGGGACTGGATGCTGGTGGTGTGGTACAAAAAAGAACAAAGGCCCAATTCGCTTCTGATGCAGGTATAGTTCGTACAACTACTTCTCAAACCATAGCTGGTGACAAAACATTTTCTGGTGCAACAACATTTACTAATTCTATAACACAAACTGGAGGTGGAACAACAACATTATCTGGCGACCTTGATGTACAAGGTAGTGGAATATCTTTAGTTGATGATATTACCTTTAGTGGTAGTGGGAGAATACAAGGTTTAGCTTCTCCATCATCTGGTACAGATGCAGCCAACAAATCTTATGTAGATGCACATCCATCAGGAACAGTAACATCAGTTGCTCTTTCAGGTGGCACTGGGATTTCTATTTCAGGATCCCCTATAACTGGTTCTGGTACAATAACTGTTACAAACTCTGCACCTGACCAAACAGTAGCTCTAACAGGGGGTACTGGCATATCAATATCAGGCACTTATCCTAACTTCACTATAACTAATAGTTCACCAAGCAGTGGTGGTACGGTTACAAGTGTAGGCATGACGGTGGCAGCAGGATTAGATGTTTCTGGTTCGCCTATAACAGGATCAGGCTCTTTTGCTCTTAGTTTAGATTTATCTGAGCTTAGTGCAACCACAACTATGGTAGCATCGGATGAGTTTATAGTATTAGATAATGATGCAGAAAGAAAAATTGAAGCTTCGGATATAGGGCTTAGCATATTTAACAAGTGTAGCTACAGGTGATGGATTAAGCGGAGGAACTATTACCACATCTGGTACATTAACAGTTGATAGTACTGTAGTAAGAACTTCAGGAAACCAAACTATTGCTGGTGTAAAAACATTTTCAAGTAGAATTGATGCTGCCAATGCAGACTCAATAAGAGCTGATAAAATAAGAACATATGGTGGTCAACAACTTGTACTTAATGCAGGTGAGTCTAATGGTCAAGCTACAGGACAAACAAATGAATATGTTTATATAAATGCAGAACAAGGATTACAGATAAACTCTTCACCTGACAATTGGGCAAGTGGATGGGCAGGAAGAAATACAACAACAATAAATGATGCAAATGGGAATTCTACATTTGCTAATGACATAACTGTTTCAGGAGGTGACATTACTCTTGGAGGAACTGGTAGAATACAAGGTGTTGACACTGTGTCAGCAAGTACGGATGCTGCTAATAAAGCTTATGTAGATGCTCATCCAGGATCTGGAGGTACAGTAACAAGTGTGGCTGTTTCTGCTGGTACAGGAATATCTGTATCAGGCTCTCCAATTACAACTTCAGGAACCATAACAGTAACAAACTCAGCTCCCGACCAAACAGTTGCCTTAACAGCGGGGACTGGTATATCGGTTTCGGGTACTTATCCAAACTTTACAATAACAAACTCTTCTCCAAGTAGTGGGGGGACAATGTCAAACTGGAAAATAACTGCTGATAATGGTGGTACAGCTACGATTGATGATGCAGAAACTGTAGATATTGCTGGAGGAACAAACATAAACACAGCTCGTTCAGGCAACACAATAACTATAAATAATGAAATAACAAATAATAATCAATTAACAAATGGACAAGGCTTTACCACTAATACTGGTACGACCACAGCATCTAATACCCAAACATTTACTAATAAAAGTGGTAACATTTCTCAGTGGACAAATGATTCTGGATATTTAACTTCGGCTGGCTCTATGTCGAATTGGAAGCTTACTGCCGATAGTGGTGGTACTGCAACTATTGATAATGCCGAGACAGTAGACATTGCGGGAGGAACAAGCATAACAACAGCTCGTTCAGGAAATACGGTTACTATAACAAATTCTGCACCTGATCAAACTGTGGCTTTAAGTGGGGGCACTGGTATAACTATTTCGGGTACATATCCTAATTTTACTATTACAAATAGTTCTCCAGGTAGTGGTACAAGTGGTACAGTTACAAGTGTGTCGGCTGGTGAAGGTTTAGAAATAGAATCAGGTAGTTCTACTGTTAATCCAACCATAGGGATTGATTATACTGGAACTGATAATCTTGTTTTAGCTGCGCCTTCTGGAAGTATAGGTGCAACCTCATCAATGCTTTTCAATCAAAGTAACAATGCATATAGAGTTTTATTAAGTGATGTAGGTTTATCAAGATTTGATAATGACGCAGGATTCACAAGTAACACTGGTGATATTACTGCTGTAGTTGCGGGAGCTGGTTTAACTGGTGGTGCTACATCGGGAAGTGCTACATTGAATTTAGATGCAGACTTCCATAGTCAAAAAGGAAACATTTGCCCCTATTCTCTATTTATTAGAGTATGAAAACTTGGATCAAGCTATTGAAATGAACAACGATGTAACTCCAGTAAGTGGAGATTTTGTACCATTTTCAGATATATCTGCCAGTAATGTTGTTAGAAAAACTACATTTAGCGACATACCTTTATCAATTTTGAATAATGATGCTGGATTTGTAACAAGCTCAGGAGTAACAAGTGTAGGTGCAACAGCACCAGTAACCTCAACAGGAGGAACAACTCCAACTATTGGGGTTGATACAGCCGCTGTAACCAATGGTGGTTCTAAACTTGCAACAGGAGATCAAATCTATGACTTTGTTGGTGGTTGGACATTTTCTGCTGGTGGAGGTGATGTTACTGGTACTGCACAACTTGGTCAATCAGTAATTTTAACTATGGCTACAGTTAATTCAAATGTCGGTTCATTTACAAATGCCAATATAACTGTAGATGGTAAAGGTAGAATAACTGCCGCATCAAGTGGTAGTAGTGGAGTTACTGGTTTAGGGACGGCCAACTTTTTATCAAAATGGGGTACTTCTTCAACTATAACTAACTCTGAAATCTCAGATACTGGAAGTGTAATACAATTAGGTCTTGATGCTTCCAACAATTCAACTTTGTATTTAGATACTGTTAATAGGAAAGTTGGATTTAGAACAACCAGCCCAGGTGCTGCATTCGATGTTAATGGAACGATAAGGGTTAGAAATCAATTAAATGTTGGTGACACAACAGAACAAAATTTATATGTAGATGGTAATGCAAACCCAGGAGGCAAGTATGTTAAGATGGGTAATTATGGTGGTTCTACAGGTAATTACTTTGGTTTAACTGATGCTGTAAACCAACCTAAATTTAGTGCTGCATTTGGAAGCGGTGGTAAAATAGTACAAGACAAAAGAATAATAACAGTAAAGATAGCAGCATCCGCTTTAAATGGTGCAACAAGTGATAATGGAAAAATAATAATTCCAAACCCAGGAGCCAACAGTGTGCTTTGGCCAACAAATATATTTATTTATAGGGGCTCAGGGCAACCTGGTTCAGGATGGGCCAGTGGAAATACAGCTGGAGCAGTTTTTTATTTTTGCCCAAGTGGTAACTGTGGTCAAAGAAGAATTATAACTGTAATGGCTGGAGGGGTTTGTAGTACTGCAAGTGAGTGGTATTGGGGCAGACCAGTTCCATTACCCACTATCAATGAAAATCCTACTGTAGTTTGGGATGGATTAAAAAACCAAGCCTTAAGATTTAGAACATCAACTACTGTTAGTAATGCCACAATGAATTGGTATGTAAGAATAGAATATTTGAAAATAAATGTAACTGCAGGGTTTGTAAATAATGTAGACACAACTGTAACTTAATAAATTTAAAATTATGGCAATAGTAAATAATGTAACAATAGTATCTTTAAAAGCATTAAAAACTTTTGAAGAAAAAAATCATGTGATTGAAGAAGTGCATTATCTTGTGAAATCACAAGATGGTGAATTTGCTCACTCTATGGGTGGTGTAAAAACTTTAAGTTTTGACAAAGATAACTTTGTTGAATGGGAAGATACAGATGAATTTAAAGACATTGTGTTGGGTTGGATTAAAGAAGATACCGACAGACTTGTTTCGATTTGTGAGCTTCATGTGGCAGAATTAAAAGCAGACAACAATGAAGAGTTGTTGTTTTCAAATTAATAGTGATTTTAATTCACTATATTTGTAGTATGTATAATAATTTAAATTAAATAAAATGGCAAAATTAAACGATGAACAATTAAAAGAAATTCAGGGATTACAACAACAATTTATGAATTTTAAAATCAGTATTGCAGATGCTGAGCTTAACAAAGCAAAAGCTGTTTCTGAAATACAAAAATTACAAGTTCAATTTAGTGAAGTTGAAAAAAAATTAATGGAAGAATTTGGTAAGGATGCAACAGTAGATTTAAAAACTGGAGAAGTAACCCTACCTAAACCCGAAGAAAAAAATGGCGAGAATAAGTAACACTTCAGCATATCCAAACTTAGTCAATCCTGTGTCCTCTGACTATTTAATATTAACTGATCAGTCTGACCAGTTATTAACTAAGTCGTGCACATTAGGAGATGTTCAATCTTTATTTGGACTTGACACTTTGGTTGCTAAGGTTGCTGTAAATAGTGCCGCTTTATTAGCTCTAAATACTACAGCTGCAACTTTGGTTGCTGCTCCAGGAACTGGAAAAGTTATTGATGTTATTAGCATCATGTTTTATTTGGATGCTGGTGCAGTAGCATACGATTTTGGTGTAGGCTCGTTACCTATTAAAATAGGTAGTGAGGAAATAGCTTCGATACCTAACAGTGCCAGTACAATCAACTCAGCTGCTGATGCGGTTTTTAAACCTGAGGTTCCAAATACAAACGAGATTATAGCTCAAAATACTGCATTAACTTTAGAAGCTCAAGCAAATCCTACACAAGGAACTGGTGTGTTATATGCTAATGTATTTTATAGAGTCTTAACAGTAGGCTCCTCATTTTAATTAAATGGACATACGAAAAATTTCTATAGGTGCAGACTATAAGTCTGGAGCAATGCACTATATTGTAGGGCAAGAAGTTTTGGGTGGCAAATATTATATTCATTTAATTCAACAAGATACTTCCAACGAATCCTATAAAATATGGATTGAAAAACAATCTGTAGGAACAACAGAAATTTTACTTTGGAAGGAATTTAGAACCACTCTTCCTATATCCTTAGAGTATAATATAAATTTTTGATGAAATCGCCACACTATTTTATAGTTACCCCTATAAATAATAGGAGGTATGATAATATAAAAAAAATTGGCGATATAGATTTGATTACAAGCACTTCAGAAGAAGACCATAAAGCTTCTAATAGATTTGCAAGGGTGGTTGAAACTCCACTTGGATATAAAGGTGATATTAAAAAAGGAGACATTATGGTTGTACATCATAATGTTTTTAAGTTTTATAATGACATGTATGGAAGAAGAAAAAGTGGAAAAAGTTATTTGCAAGAAAATCTTTTTTTGGTCGATTATGATCAGTTTTATTTATACAAACATAAAGACAAATGGGTGGGTCATGATAAATATTGTTTTATAAAACCATCTAAAATTAAAAAATCTTTTATAAGAAAGAGTGGAAGCATAGAGCCTTTAGTGGGAACTATTAAATATATAAACAAAGAATTAATTAATTTAGGTTTAAAAGAGGGAGATGAAATAGTGTATCAACCAAATAGCGAATATGAGTTTGTTATTGATGATGAGGTGCTATACAGAATGTTTACAGATAACATTACAATAAAATTAAATGGAGACTAAAGAAATCAAATTAGAAATAATAAAAGCAGGAGAAAGGGCGGTAAGGCAATTAATAAAAGTAGCCAAAGAAGAAATTATAAAGCCTGATCCCGAAGATGAGTTGGCGGCGGATAGATTAAAAAATGCAGCAGCTACAAAAAAGTTAGCAATATTCGATGCTTTTGAAATACTTAAAAGAATTGAAGATGAAAAATTATTATTAGAAGGTAATGAAATTAAAAAGTCAAATGTACCAAAAGGATTTGCCGAATCACGATCAAAATAAACTTTATGTTTTATTAAAAGATGTGGTTCCAAAAAATGTTTTGTCTCGTAAAAACAAAGCTCACGCGTGGGCACCCGGGTACAATGAAAAGTATGATATAATAGTAATATCCAAAGATGGCACAGTGGGTGATATTTATTTAGTTAATAATTTAAAAATCGCACTGCCATTTACACCAAAATTAGAATCTTCTAAAAAACCAAAAGACCAATACTGGCAACCAACTCCTTACCCTAAAGAGTTAAAGCGAATACAGTCTATATTTCAGTGGTATGATGCCCCTCCGAATTTTAAAGATAAATGGATAAATTATGTTGAAGAAGAATTTAACCGAAGGGAAAGAGGGCATTGGTTTTTAAATAATGGTATACCTACTTATATTACTGGCACACATTATATGTATCTGCAATGGACTAAAATCGATGTGGGTAATCCAGATTTTCGTGAAGCCAATAGAATATTTTATATTTATTGGGAGGCATGTAAGGTTGACAAAAGAAGTTTCGGTATTTGTTATTTAAAAATCCGAAGATCAGGTTTTTCATTTATGAGCTCATGCGAGGGTGTAAACACTGCAACCTTATCAAGAGATGCAAGAATAGGTGTACTGTCCAAAACTGGTTCTGATGCAAAAAAAATGTTTACCGACAAAATAGTTCCTATATCTAATAACTATCCATTCTTTTTCAAACCCATACAAGATGGTATGGACAAGCCAAAGACGGAGTTAGCATACAGAGTTCCTGCTTCAAAAATTACGAAAAAAAATATGTATGATCAAGGTGAAGAAGACCTTGATGGGTTGGACACAACTATAGATTGGAAGAACACTTCTGACAATAGTTATGATGGTGAAAAACTTCAGTTGCTTATACATGATGAAAGCGGTAAATGGGAAAGACCTGAAAATATATTAAATAACTGGCGTGTTACAAAAACTTGTTTAAGGTTGGGTAGTAAAATTATTGGAAAGTGTATGATGGGCTCTACATCTAATGCCTTGGATAAAGGTGGAAATAATTTCAAACAATTATTTTACGATTCAGACACCTCTAAAAGAAACGCAAATGGACAAACTAAAAGTGGCTTGTATAATTTATTTATACCTATGGAATGGAACATGGAAGGTTTTATTGATAGGTATGGCAACCCAGTTTTATCTAATCCTAAAACAGAAACCAAAGGTATAGATGGTGAGTCTATTTTTCAAGGAGCTATTAATTATTGGGAGAATGAAGTTGAATCTTTAGCTCTTGACCCTGATGCACTTAATGAATATTATAGGCAGTTTCCTCGTTCTGAATCACATGCATTCAGAGATGAAAGCAAACAATCTCTATTTAATTTAACTAAAATATATCAACAAATAGATTACAACGATAGCTTGATAATTAAAAGACATGTTGTTCAAGGAAGATTTTCTTGGAAAGATGGCATAAAAGACTCTAAAGTTATATGGAGCCCAGATACAAGAGGTAGATTTTTTGTATCTTATATTCCGAAAAAAGAACAACAAAACAATGTTCTTAAAAAAAATGGCAAGTATTATCCTGGTAATGAGCATTTAGGGTCATTTGGATGTGACTCTTATGATATATCAGGAGTTGTTGTAGGTAAAGGTTCTAATGGTTCTTTACATGGAATGACTAAGTTTAATATGGATGAGTGGCCATCAAATGAATTTATTTTAGAATATATAGCTCGACCACAAACCGCAGAGATATTTTTTGAAGAAGTACTCATGGCTTGTGTGTTTTATGGTATGCCAATATTGGTGGAAAATAATAAACCGAGATTGTTGTACCATTTTAAAAATAGAGGCTACAGACATTTTTGTATGAATAGACCAGATAAAACATTTAACAAGCTATCTAAAACAGAAAGAGAACTTGGTGGTATACCTAATACCTCGGAAGATGTAAAACAAGCACATGCATCAGCTATTGAGTCTTACATTGAAAAACACATAGGTTACGACCTTGAAGGGACTTTTAGGGAAAAGGGAGATATTGGAACTATGTATTTTCAAAGAACTTTAGAGGACTGGGCTAAATTTGATATTAATAACCGAACCAGGTTTGATGCCGCCATC